CTGGGCGCAGCTGCGACACCTGCGGCAGGGGGAAATTGAACGCGCCAGATCCGTCGGCCATTACGGTGCTCCCAGGTGTTCGGCGACGCCTTCCAGCTTGGCCAGCACCAGCGCCTCGAGGCGGGGCAGCGGCTTCGGGCGCTTGCGGAACGCTCGCAGCGGCAGGGTGACGCCGAACTCGCGGATCAGCCCGAGCGTGGCAGCGCGTGCGGCCGCCTCGAGCGTGGCGTCGACGGCGATGGTCACCACCACCGAGGCCATGCCGGCGTCGAGGCCCATGGCGCGGGCGCTCGCTTCCATCCGGTCGGCGAGCTCGCGCGGGATCAGGTGCTCGGTGTCGCGGCGCGCGGCCATCGCGGGATCGCCGCGGCCAGTGAATCCGCCGGTGGCGTACCGGCGCGGGGGCTGCTGCTGGGTCATCGTGGAACCTCCTGTAGGGCGGAAATGGCGGCGAGCACGCGGGCGCAGGTGGCCTCGTCGAACTCGCCGATATGGCAACGCTTGAACGGGACGCCGAGGGCCTTAGCCAGCCACTCGTAGGCGGCTCGGCGGCTGGGGAACTCGGCGGGCTTCTCCTGCCAGAGCGGGTCGAACGCGGCGTGCGCCTTCATCCGCTCGACGCGCAGGGCGGCTCGGGCCATGGTGCCCAGGGGTGCGGCGCGCGGGCTGTCGCGGTGCACGCCCACGCGCGCATCACAGCCGGTCATCGGGCATTCCCAGCGCCGGCCGTAGCCGGTGCGCACCAGCACGCCCTCGACCCGGCAGTACGGGCAGACCGGCACCAGCAGCCCGTCGCGGTGGACCGGCTTCACAGCATGTCGGGATGGGTGACCGGCACGCGCATCGCGTCGGTCTGGGCCCGGTGCATCACCGACCACACGTCGTGCATCGCGTGCGCGCGGTCGCGGTGCACCTTGCCCAGGTGCATCGGAATGGCGCCCTTCACGTTGTCGTAGTCGAGGGCGGTCAGCTGCTCGCGCACCAGGTCGGCCACGCGGCCGCGGGCAATCTCGGCGCGGAAGCGGTAGTCGGCCTGGCGGGTCTCGCTGACCTTGCAGCCGGGGAACAGCCGCTCGAGGTCGCCCTTCAGGCGCGCGCGCACCAGCAGGACGCCTGGCTTCGTGCGGTGGGCGACGATCGAGACGAAGGCGGTAGGGGTGAAGATCCACATACGGGTCAGGCTCCAAGGCCGAGGAGGAGGAAACACGCGACGCCGGTGCCGGCCAGCACCAGCAGCGTCAGGAGGGTTTCGGTCGCGGCGTACCGGCGCGCAGCGCCTTCGCGGCGCCACCAATGGCGCAGGCGCACGCGCCAGAGCGGCTGGCGGACAGCGCAGCTCACCGGGCACCGCCGAGCACGCGGCGCAGGGTGGCGTCGGCTTCGGACAGCAGGCGCGACCAGCGGTTCATGTCGTCTTTCATGCCAGCCGTCGGGCGGCCGCGGTACCCGCGCAGGCGCGCGAGCTGGGATTCGGCCGTCGCCTTGTCGCGCCAGGCCTTGCGGGCGTCGGCGAGGTCGCGCTCGACGTCGGCGAGCTGCTGGTCGTAGCTCATGCCAGCCACCCGCGCACGACCGGGCCGAGGAACTCCCAGGCGATCAGGGCGACGACGATCAGGCCCACCCAGCGCAGGAGGGTCGTGACCGGGAGGGACCACGAGCGGATCGGCGTGGCGGTGTGGTGCGGCGACACCTTGCGCGTGGTGCGCAGGGCTTCGTGGGCGCCGGAAAGGGAGCGGTCGGAACGGGGCATCACAGGACTCCTGCAAGGCGGGCCGGCACGACGCCGAGCCACATGACGAGGTTGAAAGCGACGAGGGCCCAGAAGATGGGCGGCTGGCGACGGCGGGCCATGGCGATCACCGCCCGTGCCAGGCGTGCCACTCGGACAGCAGCCCGAGCGCGTGCGAAAGGTCGACGTCGGCGGCGCTGCCCATGACCAGGACGAGCGCGCGGTAGCCGCACGGGTCGCGGAGCACCGCGACGTCGTCGTCGTTCATGGGCGGGAGGTCAGCGTTGAACAGCTGATCGTTGATCATCGACACCGCGAGCGCGAAGCGGTCGTCGAGCAGGTCGGGCGTGGCGCCCGCGGGGATTACGTCGGCCATGGCCGGGTCTCCTGGGTGATCTGGGTGCCGCCCAGCTCGGGCGCCCTACAACGAGCGCGGGAGTAATTGCAACAAAACGGGGCAGGGTTGTCAAGCGCCCGTAGGAACGAGTCCCAGCTTTCCCGCCCTCGGCCCGTCCCGCAGCATGCCGTCCCATGAAGCCGAAGCCCTTCCGCATCTTCCGAGTCGGCACCCACACGGACAGTGCGGGGACCGAGACCACCTTCACGCGCGAGCAGCTCGAGGCCACTGTCAAGGCCTACAACGAGGGCGAGTGGCGCGCACCGATGGTCGTGGGTCACCCGAAGGGCCACGCCCCGGCCTATGGCTGGGTCGGGAAGCTGAGCATCGACGAGGCCGGCGAGATCAAGGTCGACGACGTCGAGAAGCTGAACCCCGACTTCGCCGAGCTCATGAAGGCCGGCGCCTACCGGAACCGCTCCGCGAGCTGGTACGCGCCCGACCACCCGAACAACCCGACCCCCGGCGTCTGGCAGCTTCGCCACCTGGGCATGCTCGGCGCGCAGCCGCCGGCGCTGAAGGGCCTGGGCGACGTGGAGTTCAACGACGCCGACGGCGTGACCGTCGAGTTCGCGGACTACTCGACCAGCACGATCGGCTACCTGTTCCGCTCGCTGCGCGAGCTGCTGATCGCCAAGTGGGGCACCGAGGAGGCCGACAAGGCGCTTCCGGGGTTCCACATCAGCGACCTCGAGCAGGCCGGCCGTGACCGCGTCGCCGAGACCGTCCCCAACTACTCCGAACCCACCGAGGAAACGACCATGACCCCCGAGGAAATCGCCGCCCTGCAGGCGCAGGCCGCCAAGGCCACCCAGCTCGAGGCCGATCTGGCCGCCGCCAACACCGCGCGCCAGGCCGCCGAGCAGCAGGTGACGCAGTTCTCGGAACAGCAGGCCACCGCGCGCCGCGCTGTCGCCCTGACCGACGCCAAGGCCGCGCTGCAGCCGCTGGTCACCGCCGGCAAGCTGCTCCCGGCCCAGCTGGACAAGGCCGCCGAGTTCATGGCCGGCCTCGACGACCAGGCCAAGACCTTCGACTTCGGCGAAGCCACCGGCGACAACGCCCTGACCGCCCGCCAGTTCATGGTCAAGCTGCTCGAGCAGGCGCCCTCGCAGGTCGACTACAGCGAGCAGACCGGCAACGTGGCGCTGCCGCAGAACCTGACCCCGAGCCAGCTGGCCGACAAGGCGCGCGAGTATCAGGACGCGATGGCCGGCAAGGGCATCACCGTCACGAGCGCGCAGGCCGTCGACGCGGTCATCGCCGGCAAGACGGCCTGACCGGCCGCCGGGCTGACCCCTCCCACCACCACCACCCCTTCGAGAGACCGACGCCATGCGCAACGAACTGTTCATCAAGGCCTGCTATGCCGGCGCGGCGATCCTGCCGTTCCGCATCGTCAAGCATGGCGCCGCCGATGCCTTCGCCATCCAGGCCGCCGCCGCCGGCGACGCCTCGTTCGGCGTTTCCGACTCCCTGGGCGCCGCTGCGGCGAACGACCCCGTCGATATCATCCGCGGCGGCATCGCCGAGGTGGTCTACGGTGGCACCGTGACCCGTGGTGATCCGCTGACCTCCGACGCCTCGGGCCGGGCCATCAAGGCCGCCACGGGCAACCGCGTCATCGGCTTCGCCGAGGTGTCGGGCGTGGTCGGCGATCGCGGCTCGGTGTTCATCGCGCCGAGCGTCGCGGGCACCATCGCCTAAACCCTTCCCACCCACCCTTCCAGATCGCACACGAGGCCCGCCATGCAGCTGCGTCCTTTCCCGACCGATCCGCGCCTGACTGGCATCGTGATCGCTTACCGCAACGCCGAACTCATCGCCGACCGCATCCTGCCGCGCGTCCCGGTGGGCAAGAAGGAGTTCCGCTGGCTGAAGTTCGACCGCGCGGAGCGGATGACCGTCCCCGAGACCCTGGTCGGCCGTAAGAGCCTGCCGAACGAGGTGGACTTCACCGCGGCCGAGGAGGCCGGCCTGGTCTACGACCGCGGCCTCGACGACGTCGTCCCGAACGACGATATCAGCGAGGCGCCCGAGGGTTTCGACCCCCGCGCAGAAGCGGCCGAGGGCCTGACCGACCTGATCCTGCTCGACCGCGAGATCCGCGTGGCGGCCAAGGTCATGAACCCGGCCAACTATCCGACGGCGAACAAGGTGACCGTGACCGGCACCGATCAGTTCGACGACCCGGACAGCGACCCGCTGAAGTACATCAGCGCCCAGCTCGACACGCTGTTCATCCGGCCGAATGTGCTGGTGATGCCGATGCCGATCTGGAACGTGCTGCGCTCGCACCCGAAGATCGTGAGCGCGGTGTCGGCCAGCGGCACGACCAACGGCTTCATCACCCGCGAGCAGCTGGCCAACCTGCTCGAGCTGCAGGAGATCATCGTCGGCCAGGGCTGGAAGAACTCGGCGAAGCCGGGCCAGGCCCCGACCATCGTGCGCGTGTGGGGCGGCGACTCGATGCTCGCCTTCTACCGCAACGCGACGGCGACCCCGCGCCGCGGCGTGACCTTCGGCTACACCGCGCAGTTCGGCACCCGCGTCTCGGGCCAGATCGCCGAGCCGAAGATGGGCCTGCGCGGCTCGGTGCGGGTCCGCGTGGGCGAGTCGGTCAACGAAATGCTCGTCTGCAACGACCTGGCGATGCTGTTCCAGGACGTGCTGTCGACCTGACCGGCCGAGCAGTAGCATCACCCAAGGGCCGGCCAGGGCAACCCGGCCGGCCCTTTTCATTCACCACCACCGGAGCAAGACCATGACGAAGGCGAACACCCCGGCCGGCAAGGCCTCCCAGACCGGCGCGAAGGCGGCGGACACCAGCAAGGCGGGCGCCGCGACCTCGCCGCAGAGCACCGCCGGCAAGGGCACCCACCAGGTGGCCGACGGCCATCAGATCAGCCTCAAGGGCAAGACCTACGGCGCCGGTCACCGCGTGAGCGCGGCCGACTTCGCCAACAAGGCCGACCCGGACGGGAAGAAGGGCCTGCAGCGCCTGCTCGACGGCGGCGAGCTGGTCAAGGCCAGCGGCAAGGCCAGCGACGAGCGCGCGGGCGGCGGCGTGATCGACCAGGGCGGCGCCACCGGCGCGGCTCCCAGCGGCGCGCAGATCATCGCGGCGGAAACCGGCGACGACCCTGCCGCGGCCAAGGTGGTCGACGCGGCCCTGAGCGGCACCGAGGGCGACCTCGAGAAGGCCAACGACGCCGACGGCGACGCGGGCAAGGGCGAGTAAGCGGCCATGCCCTACCTCGATCAGGCCGGTTACGAGAAGCGGTTCGGCGCCGAGGAGCTCGAGCAGGTGCTGGCCACCGACGAGACCCTCGACCTGGCCGTGGCCATTGCCGACGCCGAGAGCATCGTCAACGGCTACCTCGCGGCCGTGCCTGATCGGGTGTTCGTGGTGCCCCTCGTGGGCACCATCCCCTCGCGCATCACCGAGCTCACCGCCGACCTGGCGCGCTACGAGATCCACGCCAAGAAGGTCACCCACGAGATCAAGCGCCGGCGCGACCAGGCGATCGCCTTCCTCGAGAACCTGGTCAAGGGCCTCGTCGCCATCCCCGAGCTGCTGCCCGACGGTGGCCAGCCGGTGCCGGTGACCGGCGCGATGGACGTCACCGCGGCGCCCCGCGTGTTCGATACCTGCAGCCTGCGGGAGTTCGTCGGCCGATGAACGTGAAGTGGACGCTCCTGGCCAACCGCGTGCAGGCCAAGCTCGAGAAGATGAAGCTCGAGGGGGCCGACAAGTCGAAGGCGCTGGGCGCGCTCGGCAACGCGCTCGCCAACCGTGTCCGCCTCGGCTTCCGGCTGGGCCGCGACCCCTGGGGTAACCCGTGGAAGCCGCTGAACCCTCGCTTCCGCACCGGGCAGCCGCTGCGCGACACCGGGCGCCTGCAGCGCAGCATCACCTCGCAGGTGCAGGGCGACGCCGTCGTGGTCGGCACGAACGTCCGCTACGCCCGCACCCATCAGTACGGCGCGACGATCCTGCCGAAGTCGGCCAGCGTGCTCGCGTTCCCCATCAAGGCCGCCGGCGGCGGCTTCGCCTTCCTCAAGACCGCGAAGATCCCGGCCCGCCCGTTCATGCCGCTCGTCGGCAACACCGTCCAGCTGCCCGCCCCGTGGGCGCGTAGCGGCCTCAACGCCATGGCGAAGGCCATGGGCCTGACCGGCAGCGCCGGCGGCACCGGAGCGCAGGCGTGAGCAGCTCTGACCTGTCCCCCATCGAGATCGAGGCCGCCATCGTGGAGCGGCTGAAACTGCGCCTGATCGGCACCGACGCCGAGCCGCTGCCGGTGAAGCTGGTCAAGTTCGTCTACGACACTCGGCAGTACGGCGCGGTCGAGGAGGAGTCCCAGCTCGTTCCATCGGTGGCGGTCATCTATAACGGCTACCGCGCCGCTGAGCAGGTCGGTCAGGGCGCGGTGCAGGCGGTCGAGCTGGACTACCTGGTGGTCGTGGTGACGCGATCGAGCACGCAGAGCCTCCGCGCTTCGGGCGCCAAGGCCTCGGCGAGCGAGATTTTCGATGCCACGGTGAAGGCCCTCACGGGCTGGAAGCCAGGCCCAGGCGTGCGGCGGCTCCTGCTCGGCGATGCGCCGGGCGCGGGGTACAGCGACGCCGGCTTCACCTACCTCCCGATCGCCTTCACCACCCGCATCACCTACACCCCGCAACCCTGACCACACCGGAGAACGAACCATGGCCCGCCAGACCTACGCCTACCTCGGCAGCGGCAAGATCAAGATGCGCGAAGTCGGTGCGGCTGCGCCGTTCCTGCCCATCGGCAACTGCTCCGCGCTCACCTTCGGCGCCGAGCTCAACAGCCTGAGCCTCGCCAACTACACGAAGCCCGGCGGCGGCACCTACGCGCGCGTCGACCGCGTGTCGAACGTGACCATCAACCTCACCGCGCACGACCTCGACGGCCCGAACCTGGCCCGCGCGGCTGGCGGCGAGTCGAGCGTGCAGATCGCCGGCACCGTGGCGGCCGAGCCCGTCGTGGCCTATCCGGGCGGCACCACGCCGCTGTCGCGCGCGCCGGCGACGATCACCACCGTCACCCCGGTCGGCGGCGGCACCGCCTACGAGGCCGGCGTCGACTACCTGATCACCCCCGGCGGCATCGAAGTCCTCGAGGACGGCGATATCCCGGCCCCGGTGGATGGTGCGCCGAACATCGCGGTCACCTTCACCAACACCGCCCAGCAGGTCATGCAGGCGATGGTGAACTCGGGCAAGGAATACGAGCTGCTGTTCGAAGGCCTGAACGAGGCCGAGAGCGACAGCCCGGTCATCGTCCACGCCTACCGCGTGAAGTTCGCCCCGGCCCAGGCGATCAACTTCATCGGCGACGACTTCGCCGCGCTCGAGCTGACCGGTACCGCCCTGCAGGATGCCAACAAGGTCGGCACGGGCATCAGCCAGTATTGGAAGGCCACCATCGTCGAGTAATCGGCGCCCACCACCAGCCGTTCCCAGGGGGGAACCATGTCGAAGAAGCCCAGCACCAACGAGACGAAGAACGCCGAGGCGGCCGACGCCTTGGCACCAGAAACCCGCCAGGTCGAGGCCGGTGGGAAGTCCTACGAGGTCAAGCGCCTCGAGACGCGCCAGGTCTGGCCGACGCTCCGCGCCGGCCTTCCGATCATCGAGGGGCTGGTCGCGCTGGCCGGTTCCCCGGCTTCCTCGCCCGCTGCTGACTCCCCCCTGGGCAGCAGCAGCCGGCCGGCCGGCCAGCCCCCCGATGCCAAGCCGAGCGGGCTGTCGGCGTTCCTCGGCGCCGAGATCGCGGCGTTCCTCGAGATCATGGCCGAGCACGGCGAGCGCATCACCGAGATCGTCGCCATCGGGCTTGACGAGAAGGTCAGCACGGTCGGCAAGTTCGAGCCGCAGGAGACCTACCTGGTGCTGAAGGCGCTGATCGAGGTCAACCGGGATTTTTTTACGAACCGGGTGGCCCCGCTCCTCGGGCTCCAAGCGGGCCAGCCGGTGCAAAGCGCGCTCGCCGGGGCCGTGGGGCAGGCGGTGCGGAGTATTGGGGCTGGGCCGACACCATCCAGCAGCTGATCGCGGCGGGGCACACGCCCCAGGCGATCGAGCACTACACGCTGGCGCAGGTGCGGTTCTACGGGGAGGCCATTGACCGGGCGAGGAAGCGAGAACAGCGGGAGCTCGCGCTGCTGGTGCGCGCGGCCTTCCACTACGAGTCGAACGACTTCAGCACCTTCCTCAAGGAATAGCCCGTGGCCACCGAAAACCTGCAGATCCGCATCACCGCCGAGCTGTCGCAGATCCGCGCGGCGCTTCAGGGCCTGCAGGGGCAGCTCGACACGGCGCGCAAGACCGGCGCGCAGGTCGGCTCGGCAGGCGCCGCCGGCATCGCCCAGCTCAATCAGCGGCTGCAGAGCACCGGCCGCATCGTGGCCGGCCTGGCCGCGTCGCTGGGCGCCGGCCTGAGCATCGCCGGGCTGGTGCGCGCCAGCGACGAGGCGGCAACGATCAGCGCCCGCCTGAAGCTGGCCACCGGCAACGCCCAGCAGCTGGCCACCGCGCAGAAGGCGGTTTTCGACCTCGCGCAGCGCACGCGCACCAGCCTGCTCGCCACCGTCGACCTGTACGCCCGGATCGAGCGCAGCACGCGCGACCTCAAGGTCAACCAGGCGACCATCCTGCAGCTGACCGAGACGATCAATCAGGCCGCCCAGATCAGCGGCGGCGGCGCCGGCGCCGAGGCGGCGCTGTTCCAGCTGTCGCAGGGCCTGGCCAGCGGCACCCTCCGCGGCGAGGAGCTCAACAGCGTCCTCGAGCAGACCCCGCGCCTGGCGCAGGCCATCGCCGACGGCATGAACATCCCGATCGGCAAGCTGCGCCAGATCGCCCAGGACGGGAAGCTCACCAGCGAGGCGGTGCTGCGCGCCCTGCTGAGCCAGTCCGCGACCCTGCAGAAGGAGTTCGCCGAGTTCCCGCCGACGATCGCGTCGGGCTTCACGGCCATCCGCAACGCCTTCGTCCAGTACCTGCAGACCAGCTCGCAGGCCGGCACCGCGGCGCGCGACTTCGCCGAGGCCCTGCAGGCAATCGCCCGGAACCTGCCGGCCATCATCGACGGGTTCGTGCGCCTGGGGCCGGTCGTGGTCGCGGTCTACACCGCCTTCAAGCTCTGGCCGCTCATCGCCGGCGCCGTGGCCATCGCCCAGGCGGCCGTCGCCCGCTTCACCGCGCAGCTCGCCCTCATGACCCCCGCGATGACCGCTGCCGCCGCGCAGGCGCGCGTCCTGAGCGCGAGCATGGTGGCGGTGGGGCCAGCGTCCGCGCTGGGCGCCAAGAGCGCCGTCGGCGCGCTGGGGCTGATCAAGGGCGCGCTCGGCGTGCTGATCGCCGCCTTCGCCGGCTGGCAGATCGGCACCTACCTCCGCGAGCAGTTCCTCGAGGTGCGGCTGTTCGGTATCGCCATGGTCACCGGCCTCATGGTGGCGTGGGAGACCCTGAAGGGCGGCATCCGGCAGATCGGCGTCACGCTGCGCGAGGTGTTCGTGTCGGCCTTCAACTTCGTCCTCGGGAAGGCCGAGACGTTCTACCGGGCCCTGGCGCGCGCGGCCGAGAAGATCCCCGGCATCGGCGGCCGGGCCTCGGCCACCTACAGCAGCTTCGCCGACCAGCTGGCGAGCTCGCGCATGGACGCCGAGGGCATCGCCAACGCCTTCAACCGGGTCTACCGCGAGACCGAGGCGGCGAAGGATCAGGCCCGCCAGATCGGCGACGAGCTCGCCGACTGGGAGATCGAGCAGCAGTTCGCGCAGAAGGGCGTCGACGGCGCCGCGGGCGAGATCGGCATCCCCGCCGGCGGCGGCACGATCGACCCGAAGGCAGGCCAGCAGGCCGCGAAGATCGCCGCGACCAACGCCGAGCTCGTGCGCGACGCGGTGCAGCGCGCGATCGAGCAGCTCGACCGCCTCTATGCCGACGGCAAGGTCTCGATCCGCGACTACTTCGCCGAGAAGCAGCGCCTCGAGCTGCAGGGCATCGACGCCGCCCTGGCCGCGGCCCGCGCCGAGCTGGGCGTGGCCAAGGGTGCCGACGATGTCGCCGCGGCGAACGCGAAGATCACCATGCTCATGCGCGACCGGAAGCAGGTCGCCCTCGACACGATCTACGCCCAGAAGAAGGCCGAGGAGGAGCTGACCCGCCAGCTCGGCGCGCTGCAGATCCGCCTCCTGCAGGCCCAGGGCGAGACCGGCCGGGCCACCCGCGCCCAGCTCGAGGAGGAGTTCCGCGAGCTGCTCGTGCGGCTGCAGGCCGAGGGCGACACCGCCGGCTACAACCTGGCGCGGAAGGTCATCAACATCGAGACGTTCAACGCCCAGCTCGACCAGGTGAAGTCGAAGGTCGGCGAGGCGCTCGGACGCTTCAACGCCACCGAGACCGCCACCGGCGCGCAGGTCGAGGCGGGCATCCTGGGGCAGGACGACGCCGCCGCCCGCGTGAACGAGCAGCGCGAGGCCTCGCTGGCCATCCTGGTCGCCCAGCGCGAGGAGCTGGTCAAGATCCGCGACGCCGCGATCCTCGCCGAGGATGCGCTGACCATGCAGCGCGCCGGCGACGCGCTGGTCGAGATCGACGGCCAGATCGCCCAGCTGGCCATCAACACCGAGAGCCTCGGCTACAAGGCCGCGCAGGTGCTCAAGGGCGCGCTGACCCAGCTGTTCCAGGATCTGGCCGACGGCAGCAAGAGCGCCGGCGACGCGCTGCGCGACTTCGTCCTGAACTTCGTGCGCGGCATGGCCCAGATCGCCGCGAACGCGCTGGCCACCTACCTCGTGCTGCAGCTGCTCGACGCCATCTACCCCGGCCTGGGCAAGGCGACCGCGGCCCTCACCGCTGCCGGCGCGAATCACTCGGGCGGCATGGCCGGCGCCGGCGCGACGAAGCGCCAGCTCCCGTCGCTGCTGTTCGCGGGTGCGCCGCGCTACCACTCGGGCGGCGTGGCGGGTCTGGGCGCCGACGAGGTGCCGGCGGTGCTGAAGAAGGGCGAGGAGGTGCTGACCCGCAACGACCCGCGCCACCGGTACAACGGCGGCATGGACAGCGCCGGCGGCCGCGAGGTGGTCAAGACCCCCGTCGTAGCGATCGGCGATCGCGCGGTCGCGGATGCGCTGGCCGGCGCCGCCGGCGAGGACGTCGTGCTCACCCACGTCCGCAACAACTGGGAGGGCCTGACCCGTGGAAGTAACTGACGCGGTCGCCTGGCCCTTCGCCATCGGCGGCTCGATCAGCGAGCGCCTCGAGTGGCTGACCGACCTGCTCGAGCCGCCCTATGGCCCGCCGCAGACCCGCAAGCTGCGCCAGGCGCCGCGCACCGTGTTCAACTTCGACGGCCTCGAGAGCAAGGCCTCGCGCCGCTGGATGGAGACGCTGCTCGCCGCCAACCGGGTCGGCCTGTGGCATGTGCCGCTGGCCATCGACACCACCGAGATCGGCGCCGCGGCCGCGATCAGCGACGAGGTGCTGCAGGTCGAGACCGCCGGCCGCCGGTTCCGCGCAGGCGGCAATGCGCTCCTGCTCGGCAACACCGCCCGCGAGCACGAGGTCGTCGAGATCGACACGGTCGAGGCGGACAGCATCACCCTCGCGCAGCCCCTCGCGCGCGCGTGGCGCGCCGGCGCGATGCTGGTGCCGACCATCGGCGCCCGCCTGACCGAGGCGCCGAATCTGGGCCGCTTCACGGGCGAGGACGCACCCTACTCGATCGCCTTCCGCGCCGACGAGCCGCTCGACTGGCCTGGCGACCTGGGCGCCACGCTCTACCGCGACTTCCCGGTGATCGAGCTGCCGGCCGACTGGACGAACGACCCCGGCTTTCGCCCCGAGCGCCTGGTCGACACCCTCGACAACAGCATCGGCCGCGTGCGCCTGTACGACCTGGCCGGCGTGCTGCGGCCCGAGATCCGCTTCCCCCTGACCCTGGTGGGCCGGTCGAGCATCGGCGCGTTCCGCTCGCTGCTGCACGGCCTGTGCGGGCGCTGGCAGCCCGCCTGGGTTCCCAGCCTGGGCCAGGACGTGGCCATCAAGGCGGTCAACACCAGCACCACCCTCGACGTCGAGTGGATGGGCATCCACGAGTGGGAGCTGCAGGGCAACCGGCGCGATATCCGCATCGAGCGGCGCGGCGCGGCGCCGATATACCGCCGCATCACTGCCGCGGTCGAGGTCAACGCCAGCACCGAGCGCCTGCAGCTCGACGCTGCGCTGCCCGGTGGCTTCGCGCTCGCGGACGTGGTCGCGGTCTCGTTCATGGCGCTTTCGCTGCAGGACAGCGACACCAACCTCCTGCGCCTGTGGGACCGTGACGTGGTCAGCAGCGAAGTCAGCTTCAAGGGGATCACCCATGACTTTTAACGCCCGCGAGACCGGGCTGTTCACCGGCGAGCCGATCGGCCTGATCCGCCTCGCGCGCGGCAACCTGGTCGAGCGGTATGCCACCGGCGACCGCGACTACCAGCTGGGCGACGAGCTGTTCATCGCGCCCGGCGGCGTGTCGCGCAGCGCCATCCAGGACAGCAGCCAGCGCGCGAAGAACCGCCTCACGCTGACCCTGCCGATCGACCTGCCGGTGGTGGCGTGGTGGCTGCCCTACCCCACCGCCCAGCGCGTGCTCGTTACCTGCCTGTCGTGGCACGCCGGCGACAGCGACTTCGCGGTCGAGTGGACCGGCCGGGTGGTCTCGCCCAAGTTCTTCGACACCAAGATCGAGCTCGTGTGCGAGCCGTCGCGCTCGGTGACCAAGAGCCGCGGGAGCAACCTGCGCTGGCAGCGCGGCTGCCCGCTGCCGCTCTACAGCCAGGGCCTCGGCATGTGCAACGTCGACCCCGAGGAGCACAAGACCGTCGGCGAGGTGACGAGCCTGGCCGGGCTGGCGCTGTCCGCCACCGAGATCGCGGCGCTCCCGGTCTCGCGCCTGGCCGGTGGCTTCATCCGCTGGATGCGCCCGGACGGCGAGCCCGACTACCGGACGATCATGGGCCACCTCGGCGGCACCGTGTTCCTCGACTACGGCACCGACGCGCTGCCGGTGGGCACCGAGGTCGAGTTCTTCCCCGGCTGCCGGCACACCTGGGAGGATTGCGGCTACTACGAGAATCAGGACAACTACGGCGGCGTGCTGACCATCCCGGTCAAGTCGCCCCACGATGGGAACCCGGTCCAATGATCCCCAAGATGCCCGAGGGCGTCGTCGCGCACGGCGACAGCCTGGCCAGCCTGGGCGCGAAATGCCGCTGGCTGCGCGCCTACGCGCGCATGCAGCTCGACCGCTACCTGGTCAATCACTACGGCGCCGCGCGCCTGGTGATCGGCGTCCTGCTGCTGCTGGTGATGGTGCCGATCGCCTACAAGGTCGACGGCTTCCTGGCCGGCTGGTATGTGCCGGCGGTGGTGGAGAGCGGGCCGAAGGTGTCCAAGGCCTGGGTGCAGTTCGTGTACTACATCGTCGTCCTGATCGTGGCGGCGATCATCGCCTACGCCATGGCGCCGAAGCCGCCGACCCCCGAGGCAGCGAAGGGCAAGGTGCCCGACGCCGAGGACGGCAAGGCGATCATCCGGGCCTACGGCACCATCTGGGTCGAAGATCCCATCGTGCTCGGGTTCAAGACCATGGGCGAAGATCCGATCAAGAAGAAGGGCGGAAAGAAGTGATCGTGACCATCCAGCACCTGCGCACCGTGCCCGGCTTCGGCCGGGCGAATGGCTTCTGTGCCCGCGGCGGCCGGGCGTGGTTCGCCCGCCACGGCATGGACTGGCTCGACTTCGTGCGCAACGGCATCGACGCCGAGAAGCTGCTGGCGACCGGCTGCGGCTTCGCGCTGGCGCTCGTCGAGCACGCGCGCGCTACCGAGGAGGCCGGCCATGGGCAGCAGTAAGAAGCAGACCGTCGGCTACCACTACAAGCTGCTGCTGCACTACGGCGTCTCGCGCGGGCCGATCGACGCCTTCCTCGAGTGGCGCGGCGGCGACCGCACCGCGTGGTCGGGGGAAATGACCAGCAGCGGCACGATCAGCGTCAACGCGCCCAACCTGTGGGGCGGCGAGAAGTCCGAGGGCGGCATCGTCGGCACGGCCGACGTCATGTTCGGCGAGGCCGATCAGATGCCGAGCAGCTACCTCGCCGACAACCTGACCCCGCAGCAGCCAGGGCTCCGCGGCAAGTTTACCTTCCTGTTCAAGGGCGGCCGCTTCGGCATCAACCCCTACCCCAAGAGCATCGGCTTCAAGTTCCGGCGCATCCTGGCCGGGTGGGACAACGACGAGCCGTGGTACCCCGAGAAGGCCGTCGTGCCCATCGGCGAAACGGCCACCGATCCGAACTCGCTGCCCGAGCTGGGCGACACCGCGGGCGGCTGGCGCTACCTGAACGTGCCGATCAACGACACCGCCGATTACTCCTCGCCCACCTTCGACGACTCGAGCTGGGCGGTCGGCCAGTTCCCGTTCGCCAGCCTCAACAATCACATTTACACCGCGCCCTCGGGCTTCCCGGCGATCTACAACACCTTCTGGCCGCTAGACACGACCATGTGGGTGCGCAAGGTGGTCAACCTGCCTCCGGTGACCTACCTGCAGATGCAGATCCTGATCGACAACTTCGTCACGTTGTGGGTCAACGGCCACCTCGTGCTCGGGCCCGACGCGGGCCACTCGGGCGCGCCCAACCTGGCGCTGAACTTCTTCGACTTCATCATCCCGGCCGACGTCCTGGTGCCGGGCGACAACGTGTTCGTCATGAAGGCCCGCGACCCCGGCGGGCTCTACAACTACCTGGCCACGCGCGCGATCGCGGTCACGACCTACCGCCTGGGCGCGATGAACCCGGCGCACATCCTGTTCGACTCGCTGACCAGCCAGGACATGCAGGGCGAGCCCCTCGACAACGTCGACGAGGCCAGCTTCATCGCCGCCGCCGACCGGCTCTACACCGAGCAATTCGGCCTGTGCACCGAATACGACCACTCGCGCGAGACGAGCGAGCAGTTCCAAGAGCGCATCCTCAACGTGATCGGCGGGGCCATGACCCAGAGCCGGCTCGACGGCCGCTACCGGCTCGACCTGATCCGCGGCGACTACGACCTCGAGACCCTGCCGATCCTGACCGACGCCGACATTCTCGAGTTCAGCCGGGAGCCGTCGAACCCAAACGACTCGGTCAACGAGGTCATCGTCGAGTGGTTCGACCCGGAGCGGAAGGAAAAGCGCGCGACCACGCCGATCCAAAGCCTGGGCGCGATCATGGCCGCCGGCGGCGTCATCAGCGAGACCGGCAAGTATCCCGAGATCCCCTACGAGGCCCTGGCGCTGCGAGTGGCCGCGCGCGACCTGAAGAACAAGAGCAGCCCGACCAACCGGTTCAACATGACCACGACCAGGCGCACCTATGGCTGGCGCTCGGGCACGTTCTTCCGGCTGCAGGCGCCGCGCCGCGGCATCGCCGACATGGTGTGCACCGTGGGCGAGATCAGCGCGGGCACGCTGCGCTCGGGCGTGATGACCATGTCGGCGATTCAGGACGTCTCGGGCATGCCCGACACCACCTACGTCGAGATCGAGCCGGGCGTCGACACCGCGCCCTCGCAGACGCCGCAGCCGCCGCCGGCGCAGACCGCGATCGAGGCGCCCTACGTCGAGCTGGCCGGGACGCTTCCGAACGGGGAGCTCGCCGCGCTGCCGGTCGACGTCGGCTATCTGCTCGCCATGGCGGCGCGCCCGGCCAACGGCACGAACTTCAGCCTGTGGACGAAGGCCGACGCCGAGGCCTACGTCGACCAGGGCGTGGGCGATTGGTGCCCGACCGCGGTGATCACCGAGGCCGCCACGTTCGACGGCAGCGAGACCGACTTCACCTTCACCGGCGGGAAGGATCTGGACCGCGTCGAGGTCGGCACGGCGGCCCTGTGGGGCAGCGAGACCGTGCGCGTCGACAGCCTCGACCGCGATGCCGGCACGGTGACGTTCGGGCGCGGCGTGGGCGACTCGGTCGTGCAGGAGCACGCCGCCGGCGAGCGCGTGTGGTTCTACGACGCCTGGGGCACGACCGACCAGCGCGAATACGTCGCCGGCGAGCTCGTCTCGGCGAAGATGCTGACGCGCACCAGCACCCAGGAGCTCGATATCGACCTGGTCGAGCCGTCGACCGTCGAAATGGATCAGCGCGCGGCGCGCCCGTACCCGCCGGCCGGCCTGCTGGTCAACGGCGAGCTGCTCCCGAGCGCGGTGATCGGCAGCATCGAGCTCACCTGGCGGCACCGCGACCGACTGCTGCAGGCCGACCAGCTCGTCGACGACACCGAGCCGAGCATCGGCCCCGAGCCGGGCACCACCTACACCGTGCGCTGGATTCTCAACGGCGACCTCGTCGAGACGCAGACCGGCATCGCCGGCACCACCACGACCTATTCGCCCGCCGGCGGCGGCCTGCTGCGCATCGAGCTCGAGGCGGTGCGCGACGGGCTGGCCAGCTGGCAAATGCACGTCCGCGAGATCACCATCGGCTCGCCGTTCCTGACCGAGGACGACCAGCTGATCACGACCGAAAGCGGCGAACCGATCCTTTTGGAGTAAGCGACCATGCCCCGTATTTCCCAGATGCCACCCCCCGGCCCGCTTTCCGGCCTCGAGCTCACCGCCATCCTGCAAGGCGGCGGCCCCGACGCGAACGTCGGCGTGCCGATCCTGGCCTACGGCAACCTGCCGCGCGGCGCGGTGATCGTGCTGCGCGCGCCGATGACCGCCGACATGGCCGCGACCGCGGACGCCGACCCCGGTGCCGGCCTGCTTCGGTGGGACAACGCCGACCCGGACCTCGCCGCGACGCTCTACATCGACGACGTCGACGGCGATGCCGCGGACCTGGCGGCGGTGCTGGCCACGCTCAACGTCGGCGGGTTCGTCTACGTCCAGGGCGCGGCCGACACCGACGCGCGCGACAACTGGCAGAAGTGGCAGGTCACCAGCGTCACCGATGCCAGCGGCTACACGAAGGTCGGGGTCAGCCTGCAGGGCAGCGGCGGCGCCTTCACCGATACCGACCTGCTCGAGCTGACCGTGCAGCAGCCGAGCCCGGTGGTGGGCGAGGACCGCAGCACCGTCACCGCGGTCGTGCCGTCGGCCGGCGTGGCCACCGTGGACTGCGCGCTGGGCGACTACTTCACCCTGGCTCCCATCGCCAACGTCACCGGCTGGACGTTCCAGAACGTGCCGCAGGGATGCTCGATCCTGATCAAGTTCACCCAGGACGCCACGCCCCGCACCGTGGCCTGGCCGGCCTCGTTCCGCTGGGTCGGCGGCACCGATGGCGTCGTTTCCAGTGGCGCCGGCGCGATCGACATGCTCGCCCTGACCACCCACGACGGCGGCGCGACCTGGCTGGTCACCCTCGCCAAGGGCTTCGCGCCGTGACCGGCCGCGCGGGCCACTTCGGGCTGCTGCTCGACGCATCGGTCGACCCGAACTACGCGAACGTCTCCGCGCTGCTTCACTTCGACGGCGTCGATGGCGCGACCAGCTTCCCCGACGCCACGGGCAAGGTCTGGACGCCTGGCGGGAACGCCCAGATCGACACGGCGCAGAGCAGGTTCGGCGGCGCCTCGCTGCTCATGGACGGCTCGGGCGACTGGCTGCAGACCCCTTCGCATGCGGGGTTCGCCTACGGGACCGGCGACTTCACCTGGGAGGCGTGGGTGCGCCGCTCGGCGAACGCCGGCAACAACGAATACATCCTCGACCACGGGTCAAATGGGGGCGTGTTCTTCATTGCCGCCGGCACCACCCGGATCGGCTACTACAACAGCACCACCGGCATCGGCGGACAGCTCTACACGCCTTCGGCGCCGCAGGCCGTGCTCGGGCTCAACGTGTGGAAGCACGTCGCGGTCGCGCGGCAGGGCGGCACGACTCGGATGTTCGTCGACGGCGTGCAGGTAGCCTCGCAGGCGGACGCCTACAACTACCCCGCTCAGCAGGTCTGGATTGGCCGCTGGGGTTCGGGCGGAAACTACTGGAACGGCTGGATCGACGAGCTGCGAATCACCAAAGGCGTCGGCCGTTACACCGGCGCATTTTCCCCGCCTTCCGGCCCGTTCCCCAGCAGCTGATCGGTGCCGGCGCTATGCCGGCACCACCCCCTGCATCCCGACCACGATCAGGCCCAGCAGGGCCACGATGACCGGCGCCGCCACTGCGGCGATGATGCGGTCGCGGCGCGACCACCGCGGCCGGTAGAGCACCAGCGCGCGCGACTCGACGCGCGGGCGGAACGTGGCGCCGTTGGCGAGGCGCCGACCGCCACCCTCGACCCTCGGCCGGCCGACCGGCACCGGAAGCCCTGGGCGCACGCCACGCGCGCGCCTGCGCCTCACCTCGAGCACCGGGTCGCTGCCCTCGGTGAAGTGCAGCAAGTGGTGCACGCGCGGCCGGTAGAGCTGGCCAGCGCCGCGGCCGCGTTCGGACTTCAGGGCGACGAGGAACGAGGCCTCGCGCCTGGGCGCGTTGTCGCGGCAGTGGAGCGACCACCGGCCCGGCGGCAGGCAGGCGTAGGGCATGGCGTCTGCCGGAACCTCGGCGACGATCACGCCGACGTGATGCCGCCAGACGCCGCCGCCGGCGGACGTCCAGCGCACCAGGTCACCGACCGCGAACGGCTTGGCGACCACGGCCATCACCGGCCGCCCATCCGCTGCTGCAGCTCGGCCAGGCGCCGGCCCTGCGCGATCGCGTCCTCGGCTATGTCGTAGGCGCGACGCTCGGCGGTGACCAGCTGGGCCAGCAGCTCCTCGTCGGGCGCGCTGGCGGCCTCCTGGCGCGCGCCGTCGGCGGCCAGGACGTGCCCGCAGGCGGCGCCGAGCAGCAGCACCACCGACGGCGGCCGCGGCCCCACGGCGGCCATCTGGCGCAGCTGCTCGGCCACCTCGCGCGGCGAGTCGAGGCGGGCGGTCGGCTCCCAGCTGACGACGCCCTGCAGCCCCGCGAGCAGGAGCATCACCTGCTCGAGCGTGCCGGCCTCGAGTGCGCCGAACTTCACGCCATCGCGCGCGTTTTGCGCCAGCACGGTCAGCTGGCCGACTGCCATGTCGATCTGCTCGGGCAGATCGGGGAGGGCGCGCTCGGCGCCCTGTTCGTTGCGTTCCATGTGAAACCTCGCTCAGAAGGGGATGTCGTCGTCGATGAAGCCGTCGGGCGCCTGGGCGGGCGCCTGCTGGCCGCCCCTGCTGGTCGGCCCTCGGGTAGCGCCCCGCGCCGGCGCGCGCGAGGACGAGCCGCTACGCTCGCCCCTGCCGCCTTCGGAGCGGCTGCCGCCGCCGGCGAACTCGAAGTGCTCGAGGATCACCTCGGCGACCATCAGCTTCCCGCGCTTGCCCTCGGCCTCCCAGTAGTCGAGGCGGCCCTCGACGAACAGCAGGTCGCCCTTGTGGCAGTGCTCGCCGATCACCTCGGCCTGCTTACCGAAGGCCTTGATCCGGTGCCAGCTGGTCAGCTCCTGCCAGTTCCCGTCGCGGTCCTTCTGGCGCCGGGAGGTGGCCATCGACAGGCCCACGACCGCGGTGCCGCCCTGGGTGTATTTCAACTCGGGGTCGTTCCCGAGCCGGCCCAGCAAGATCACCTGATTGAATCCGCTCACCGCGGCACCTCCTCGTCGTCGTCATCGGTGGCGACGCCCTGCAGCTGCTCGCTGCGCCGGTCGTCGTAGGTCGCGGTGCTGCCGCAGTTCGGGCAGCACCACAAGGCGTTCGGCTTGGCCATCTGCCGCTCGTATTCGCCCAGCGGCAGCTCGACCAGGCCGCAGGACGTGGCCGCGTCGCTTACCCCGTCCAGCGAATCGCCGTGGCAGTGCACCGCGGCGAAGGGGCGGTCGCGGTCAGACATGGTCGGCCTCCTCGATCGCCTCGGCGAGATCCAGCGCGGCCGGCTCGCCGCCCAGGCCCTGGGCCTTCAGCAGGGCCAGCGCCGAGCGCGCCGCCTGCAGCAGCGGCAGTACCTTCCGCACCGGCACCGTGACGGTCTCGGGGATCGGCAGGCGGCCGTAGCTGGGCGTGTGGCCGGGCGGATGGCCGGGCGGCACGTCGTCGTCGACCGGCGCGGGCCGGGCATTGGTGGCGACCACGCCGGCGGCGCGCTGCACCTCGGCCGCGTTGGCCTGGGCGCGGCGCTGCTGCTCCTCCTGCTGCTCGCGCTGGCGCCGGAACTCGGCCAGCTCGGCCGCATCCTTGTCGGCCTGCACGCGGCGGTCGCGCGCGGCCTTGCAGCCGGCGATCGCCACGTTGGCCTCGTACCGGCCGGCCGCCTGCAGATCCTCGGGCAGGTGCGATTGATCGTCGCGCAGCTTCCCGGCCTCGGCGATCAGCTCGTCGATGCCGGCGACGTCGAGCGTGGCCGCCAGCGCCGGCAGGCTGCGCACGCGCTCGAACGCCGACCGGATGGCCTCGGCCCGGCGCTGCTCGGCTTCGCGCGCGGCGCGCTCGGCCTCCTCGCGGCGCAGCTGCTCGGCCTCGATCAGGCCCTGCAGGCGCGACTCCTCGGGCGAGATCAGGGCGACGAGCTCGCGTTCCTTGGCGATGACGGCCTTGCCGAACTTGTTGGCGTCGTCGCGCGCGGCCTTGCCGGTTTTCTCGATCGCCACGCGGGTCGACTGCAGCTTCGCCTTGGCGGCCTTCGCCGCGGCGAAATTGTCGTCGGTGTCGACCTTGACCAGGCTGGTCGACGTCGCCGCCAGCGCCTTCAGCTGCTCGCGCGTGGTGCTGAACTTGAGCGCCTGCTCGGCCCGCTGTTCCGGGGTCAGGTGCACGAGCTCGGTGCCGGCGTTCTCCGCGCCGGCGTCGGTGGTGGTGGGCTTCTTCGCCATGGGTGTCAGGCCTTCGTGGTGGTCAGGATGCCGCGCAGGGCTTCGCGCTCGTCGGTGGTGAACCATCCGCCCTTGCTCGGGGCCAGCCAGAGCGCCTGCTGATCCTCGGCGGTCAGCGCGCGCCACTCCTCGGCCGCCTTCTGCTCGTCGCGCTCACCCATGCCCTGCTCGACCGCGAACAGGTCGACCTCGTCGCCGCGCTCGATGCCCAGGTGGTAGCGGATCGCCTGCAGCGACTCGTCGTTCCGGCGCGCGGCCTCGTCGTGGGCTTCCTTGCGGCGCGCGGCTTCGGCCGCCTTGTCCTCGCCGCCACCCTCGAACAGGGCCGGTTCCTGCGCGTCGATGGCCGCGAGCGCGTCGTCCATGCGGGACTTGGGGATGGCCTCGATCGACTCGACCTGCAGGTGCACGCACAAGCCGGCCTCGTTGGCCTTGATCGCCTTCAGCTTGGCGCGGAGCATGCCGGCCTGCTTCTCGCTGATCACGGCCCCGCCGCGGCCCTTGTTGCCGGCGCTGGTCGAGCCCGGCGCGCGCGAGCGGGCCACGTTGCCGGCCGCCGCGTTGCCGTCGTCGTCCTCGTCGGCCACGACGCAGAGGAGCTGGGTGATGCCGTAGCGGCGGGCGTAGGTGATCGCCGAGCCGTAGGCCTGCGCGCTGTTCTCACCGTCGGACACCAGCACCGGGGTCGTGTTGGCGAACCACTCGCCCGACGCATGGATCAGGCGGGTTTCGAGCAGCTCCTCGCGCTCGATGCGGATGCCGTCGGCCTCGGAATGGGTGACCTCCTCGGTCAACACCGACTGCACCAGCACCAGCCCGTTCTCGGACAGGGCCGGGCGCACCGCCGCGACGATGGCGTCGAGCGTGGCGTAGGTGAAGGTGTAGGAGCCGCCGCTGCGCGTGTTGACGGTGACGGTGCGGTTCTTCTGGATCGGCGCGAACTTCGCCGCGGCGGCGGCCAGGGCGGCCGCGATAGAGGTGAATTGTTCGGAATGCTTCATCGGGTGAATCCCTCGTTGTGAGCCCGGCGGGATGCCGGGGGCAGGCGCACATTGCCACAAGATGGGGACGGGTTGCAACTGTGCGGGGCAGATTGTACGATGCCGGCGTCCCACAACCCGAGACGGAGACCCATGACCACCAGCCAGAACAAGGCCCCGCGCAAGCGGGCCAAGCCGCTGCAGGCCGCCCCCGGCATGCCGACCGACCCGGTGCGCCTGGCGCGCTGGCAGGCCATCAAGGCCGCCGGCGGCGCCAGCCACGTCGGCCGCGCGCTCGGCTTCAAGAAAGGCGAAGCCGTGCGCCTGTGGTACGTCGACCGCGATCCGACCGCCGAGCAGGCCCGCAAGCTCGTCGAGCTGGCCCGAGGCACCGTGTCGCTGTCGCAGATCCTGCCCACCGCGTTCGCCAACCTGACCGCGGCCGAGCTGGGGTATGCGCCGCGATGAATCGACCAGCACCAGCCCGCGGCCGCCGCTGCGGGACGTTCCTGTTTGCCAAGGTGCGCGCGACCCTCGTGGCGGCCGATCAGGTCGCCGGCGAGTTCGTCGACGAGCAGCGCCTCGAGTTCCTCGCCCAGGCCGTGCGGCGCGAGCACGAGAGCGTCGACGAGCCGACGAGCCGAGACCTCGCCCAGCTCTACGTCACCGTCGACCGCTCGGGCTTCACGTCGTGAGCTGGCCGGCCATGACCTGGGCGCTCGCCCAGAAGCTCAAGGCGCCCGACAAGCTCGTCCTGCTGCTGCTCGGCTACCGGACCAACCCGGACACCGAGGTCGCCGACGCCACGCTCGACAAGCTGGCCACCGAGTGCGGCATGTCCCGCTCGGGCGTGAAGGTGGTCATTCAGCGGCTCGTCGACGCCGGGCTGGTCGAGGTCGAGGTGCGTAAGGTCGAGGGCGGGAAGAACCTGCCCAACCTGTACCGGCTGACCTTCGTGGATAGGGGCCACGACGTGACCCCAGTGGGGCCACGAGCTGACCCCAATAGGGGTCACGACGTGACCACAAAAGCAGGGAGCAATTCAGAGGTAGGTAGTAAGGCGCGCGCGAAGCTCGACTTCAGCAGCTGGCCAGCGGAGCCGAGCGACACCGCGCTCGCTGGCTGGCTCGAGGTTCGAAGGAAGAAGCGGGCGCCGGTGAACGAGCAGATCATGCAACGCATGGGCCAGGAGCTGCACGCCGCGAAGGCCCGCGGCTGGACGGTCGACCAGGTGCTCGAGGAGTGCAGCTGGAAGGGCTGGCAGGGTTTCCGCGCCGACTGGCTCGAGCCGAAGGCCATAAACGGAAAACCCCAGCCGGTCAGGGCTGGGGCTGGTACCGCATCACCACCACATGGGAGAGCCGATTATGCACGAGGCGGGCAAGGCAGCAACAACGGCGCTCGCGGCGGCGCGATCGACCGCGTCCTCGGGAACGCCCGAGCCCGCGCAGAAGAAGCCGCTGCCGACGACGGCGCTGGATCTGATCGCGGCGACGATGACCGCGGCGTTCGGGCACCGCTGGACGTCGATCCACGGTGACAACTTCGCCGAGACCTCGGGCCGGATCTGGGCGATCCAGCTGGCCGGGCTGGGGCAGCGCGCCATCGCGCGTGGCCTCGAGCAGGCGGTGCGGCTCGACTGGCCGCCGGTGCTGGCCGACTTCAAGGGCA